GTCATAAATGTTTTGGGATTGTGAAACTTTAAGCTTACCTACAACGTCACGCAAACGTTGAGGAGCAACAAATTGTGCTGCGCCATCAATACCCGTTAATGGGGTAGAGGCGGTCTGTGTACCCATAGCACCCGTTTGAGTGTTGGGTGAAAAGAAATTCAATAAACTCCATCCTGCTGACATAATATCTCCTTAAATTTTAAAAAGGGGTACCGAAGTACCCCATCGGATTATTAGTCAAAGTTACCGTATGGATAGGTTGAACTGTTTCCAATATTGGTATCGGCCTGAACATAGCTAATTGTAAATGCAAGCTTACCAGAGATTGGTGCGCCAACGCTATTGCCAGTCATTGCAGCAGTAATAACGACTTGGCTGAACCAAGTTGGTTGATTGCCGGGCTGAATGTTTTGTACGTCTTGCAAAGTAGACTGAGCATTTGCATATTGAGTAGCAGTAAAACTTGCAGTAGTACGACCAACAGTAGAAGCAGAGTTTGAAGCAATGCTTGCGTATACAGCACCAGTAGCAGAAGTTACGAACTGGTTAGAGCAATAGTAAGCAATAGTATTTGGTGTCAAAGTAGCAGCATCGGTTGGAGTTGCAATATAGTCAACTTCAATAGATTTCAAATATGAACTAGCTGGCAACAAAAAAGAAACGCCGCGATAAATAGTACCAGCAGCATCAGCGGTAGGTGCTGTAGCTACAGTAGGACCAGAAGTGCTATATGAACCAGATTGTGGTGTCCAAATAGTTGCTGTGTTATTTGGAATACCATTAGAAGTAACAAATACACCAGAGCTACCAGCATAACCTGCTGTGCCGGGCGTTGTTTTGGAGAAATCTAAAAATGCGTATTGTGTTAAAAGAACTGGACCAACATCGCGTTGTGGACCGAAACGGTTATCACCCGATAGAATTGGGCCTTCAAATGTACTACGTCCCATAATGGACTCCTTATGCAAAAGGCTTAAACCAATCGTTGCATCGTCTGCTGGGGCAGTGGCGGTTTAAGCAATCACCCAGATGTTGTATTTATACACTATCTAAACTTTTATATCAAGTTTTAATGTAAACTTTGGTGATGAAAAAGAAAAAAAATGTAATGCCGTTTAGACCAAAAAAAGTGGCAAAAATCCAGCCTCTCCCACCGCTTCTTATGGCAAAACTTCAAACTGCCATGAATGCTCAAGTAGCGGGTAATAATGAGTTAGCAATTATGGCATCTGAGGAGATTATAAAAGCAGCCCCAAATCATCCTGATGCTTACCATTTAATAGCTTGTGTTTTGGGTTCTGTCAAAAATTATTTATCCGCTTTGCAGTATTTTAACCTTGCAATAGAGCGGTTTTCCGGTAATCCAGTGGCTTTAAATAACCGTGGAAATGTGTTTCAAGCCCTAAAGCAGCCAGAATTAGCGCTTATGGACTTTGATAGTGCAATAAAAATAGCCCCAAATTATGCAGAAGCATATTACAACAAAGGCATAGTTTTAGGGACTTTGCACCAAATTGAAGAAGAAATTAAGCAATATGACATAGCTTTAAAATATAAGCCCAATTTCCCTGAAGCCTATAATAATAAGGGTATTGCACTGCAAAAACTCCATCGTATGGAAGAAACATTGGCCTGTTATCAGGCTGGTATAGCACAAAACCCTAATGGAGTTGAGGCTTTTTACAATAATCGTGGTTTGGTTTATCAGAATCTAGGACGTCCAGAGGAGGCTTTGGACGACTACAACAAAGCAATAGACATTGATCCAAATCTAGCTGATGCACGATTTAATCGGTCTTTATGCTATTTGCTGCGTGGAGATTACGGCGTTGCTTGGGAAGAGCATGAATGGCGTTGGAATAGATCGACTTACCCACGCAGAGTATTGCCGGGTATTGTTTATGATGGATCCCAAGACTTAAATGGTAAAACCTTGTTTATTCATGGAGAGCAAGGGCTTGGTGATATGTTGCAATTTTGCCGATACGCCAAGTTAGCAAAAGATGCCGGCGCTAAAGTATTGTTGGGTACAGAAAAACCTCTAGTTAAGTTACTGAACAATTTAGAGGGCGTAGATCAAGTCGTCACAACTGGTGATGCCATACCCCCATTTGACTACCATATTGCCCTTATGAGCCTTCCTTACGCGTTTAAAACCCGTATGGACAATATCCCTCATGGCATTTACATTAAACCAGACCCTGAATTGGTAGATCAATTTAAGGGGCAATTTTTTTCTTTTGGTAGAAAAAAGAATGTAGGCTTAGTTTGGAGTGGCGGATTTAGACCTGACCAACCAGAAGTATGGGCGGTTAATGAACGCAGAAATATTGCCTTGGAAAAGCTTTTGCCATTAAAAGAAGCTGATGTTAATTTCTATTCTTTGCAAAAAGGCGAAGGTCCTGAAAAAGAGTTAGAAGACTGCTTGGGCTGGAAAAACATGATTAATGATACTGCTCACTTTAAGGACTTTGCGGATACGGCAGCTTATATTGCTAGCCTAGATTTGGTTATTTGCGTAGATACATCCACTTGCCACGTTGCCGCCGCAATGGGCAAAGAAGTGTGGATGATGAACCGATTTGATACCTGCTGGCGTTGGTTTATGGACAGAACCGATAGCCCTTGGTATCCCACAATTAAACTTTACCGGCAGCCGAAATTGGGCGATTGGGAATCTGTAGTTCAAAACATTAAAAAGGATTTAATCGAATGGGCCAAATAATTTTATTACAGGGTGGTATTGGGGATTTTTTACAATGCCTTCCTTTTATAGATGCCAACAAAAAGAATCATATTCAGTATTGTTGCGTAACCCATTTAAAAGGGGCTAAAGAATTTTGGGACACGATTGGAATAGAGCCAAGCGCGCTTTTTATATTTAAAACGCTTGACGAACAAAATCAAGTTCTCAATGCCTTGCCAAGATCCGAGCAGTATGTTCAGTGTCCTAGAACACAATACTTTGACATATTTCCTTTTGACCATGAAAAACCTTTATTTACTAATGGTAAACCCGTAGTTGGCGTTCATGTAAATGGCAGTGCATTTTCTATTGATACGCAAAAAAGATTTGGCATGATTCTTAAATCTATACCCGCGCGCGTGATTAAAGAATTAAAGTCTAAAGATTACAACTTAATGGTATTTGGTTTGGAAGAAGAATTGCGGGGCATGGGTTTGAGACAATCAGAAACCTTAAAGTTTGTATGCGATCCAAATCCCGCAAAGAGTTTGGCTTATGTCGGCCAATGCTCTGCTGTAGTTGGCAGCGATAGCGGAATTAAAACCATGAGTTCTATGAATCGTATTCCTACATTTGTGTGGCTTGGCGATTATCGAGACGAACCTAGGGATCAAAACTTTATTGACCCTTATATCAAAGATGGCGTAATGCAGGTGTTCCGCTACAAAGATGTAAATGGACAGTTTGAGCGTGGCATGACAATGACTAAACAATTTTTATCAGAGGTACTATGAACCCTAACTTTCCAGTAAATACTGAATACGGCATTTTAATTCTTAACAAAAACGATAGGGGCGTATGCGGAGATGTCCAACGCACAGGATACTTTGAAAGAGATCAAATTAATCTTTTAAAGAAAATTGTTGAAAAATTGTTAGAAAAAAAGGAATGTATTAGGTTTTATGATGTTGGCGCAAACATTGGCACACATACTCTTGCTTTAGCCAATACATTCAAGGAAAAAATAACTGTTCGGTCTTTTGAGGCACAACGTCAAATTTATTATCAACTTTGCGGAATGGTTAGCCTAAATGGTTTGCGAAATGTTAGCTGCCATCATTTTGCAATAGGTGGTGATGATATTGACCATATTAATGTAAATCTTCCAGACTATGATGCTTATCAGAATTTTGGAGGGTTTGAATTATTGCCTATTGATAAATCAGACAATATGGATATGATAAAAAACCACACAGAAAGAGTCGAGGTTTATCCATTATGTTGGTTTAACGAACACGTTGACCTTATTAAAATGGATATTGAAGGCATGGAAGAACAGGCATTAAAAGGATCTGAAGACTGGATTGATTGTTATAAACCTATATTTATGGTGGAACAACACAAGTCTAATGCTGATAACATTATTGCGTTTTTTAAAGATATGGGCTATTCAGTCCCGCCACAACAGCACGATTTAATCTGTATCCCGCCGGGATTTGATTTAGTCCTATAAACAAAAACCCCGCCTTTTGAGCGGGGTTCTTATTGGAGCTTACTAGATTAGTAAGAACCGTATACACCCAATGGATCAGAGTAACCAAAGGAATAACGCTCACGAGACTTGTAACGAACGTTACCAGTATCAAAGTCGCCATCCATAGAATTCTGGAGTGGGGTACGAACGAAGTGTTTCAAACCATTTGGAACATCAGTGGTCAAGAACCATGCGTTGGTAGCGGTCAAGAAGTGGTTAATTGTGTAACCTTCTGGAACGGAACCGTTGTTCTTGATTGCGTTGATGTCGTTGTTGTTTGTACCAACGCGCAATTCAGTTTCGAGCAAGCGAGTTGCAACGAACTGGAGTGCAGGAGGAACAACCAACTTACGTGGTTTAGCAGCAATCAACAGACCACGCTCATCAGTCCAAGCAGCGATTTGAATAACAGCATTTTCCAATGCAGTTTCATTCAAGTCAGCAGGAGTAGATGGGGTGTTGCCGTTGGTGCCACCGTTAACCAATGGGTGTGAAGCGCTGAATAATGAAACACCATCACCACCGGTATAAGCGGAGTTGAAACCGTTATTCAAAATTGCAGCAGCTTTAACCTGTTTGGTGTAAGCCATAGCACGAGCTAAGCCTTTGGTGTAGCGAGCTGATAAAGAATCGTAGAGGTTGTCTTCGATTGCTTCTTCGGTCAAGCTAAAGCCAAGAGCGATAGTTTCGTGGTTGTAACGTGCAGTCCATGCTTCTTGCGCGTTGTCATAAGCGATGGCATTGCCTTCGGGTTTGACTGGTGCAGCGCTAAAGCCGGACAGTTTTGTTTCTTCTTCAAAAGAACGCTCAGAAGTCTCAGTTTCGTAGATCTCTTTGTGTTCTTCACCATAGCGAGCATACTCTAATCCGAACAATGCATTCAATCCGGGGAGCAACTCTTTCAGTAGTTGTGCGCGTGAAATAGCCATTTATAAGCTCCTTAAATTAAAGTGTAACTGCTGGAGCAGTATTGTTATAGTACTCATGG